CGTCAGGTGGTCAACCAAATCAAACAACAAAGGCCAAGACCCAAAGTTCATGGCATGAACTCGGATTCTGACGAAAAGACGGCAGAAGTCATTCAGGGCATTATTAGGCACATTGAAGCCAATTCCAATGCTGATGACGCATACGACCAAGCGGTTGATTATGCGGTGCGTATGGGTTGGGGATATATCCGTTTGCGTACAGATTATGTGTCAGAGGATTCATTTGACCAAGAAATCTACATTGAGCCAGTAGACAATCCTTTTACAGTCTATTACGACATCAATTCAGTTGCGGTTGACGGTTCAGACGCAGAGCGTTGCCTAGTCACAACGATGATGTCCAAGGATGACTTTGAGAAAATCTATCCCAATGCTGAAGTTGACTCATTTACTCAGCGTGGTACTGGTGACTCACAATCTGAATGGATTACCAAAGAGGACATTAGGCTTGCTGAATATTGGTATACCGTTCATGAAAGAGCCAACTTAATTCAATTAAGCGATGGAACAGGCATTTTTGAGGACGAATACAAAAAGCGTAAAGACTTGTACACAGATGCAGGTATTTACAAGATTGACGAGCGTATGTCGGTACGCAAAAAGATCAAATGGTGCAAGTTAACGGCTATTGAAATCCTTGAAGAAGGCGAATGGGCAGGTAAGCATTTGCCCATTATTCCTGTTTACGGACGGCATACTGTTATTGGTGATAAGCGCAAGAAGTTTGGCATGGTTCGTCAAGCCAAAGATGCCCAAAGAATGTACAACTTTTGGCAAACCTCGATTACTGAGAGCGTTGCGCTTGCTCCTAAAGCCAAATGGATTATGGCTGAAGGCCAAGACGAGGGCTATGAGAACGAATGGGCACAAGCCAACACTAAGTCTTATCCTTTGCTTAGATACAAGCAAACGGACATTGAGGGTAGACCAGCTCCTGCGCCACAACGCTTGCAACCTGAACCACCTCCTGCCGGTGTGATGGCTGCTGCTGCCGTCATTTCTGACGATATTAAGACGTTGATGGGCATATTTGACCCTGCTGAACTCAAGCAAGGCAATATTTCAGGAAAAGCGCTTAACGGTCAGCAACAACAGGTTGACTTGTCTAATTTTGACTTTTACGACAACTTCACCAAATCTTTGTCGCACCTTGCATCGTGTATTTTGGAGTTAATTCCCTCAATTTACGATACACAAAGGGTTTTACGCATCATTGGTGACGATGGCAAGCCTGATTTGGTCACGTTAAATGAGCGTGATTCTGTTAAAAATGTCATCAAAAACAACGTGGCAACAGGTTTGTATGATGTAGTGATGGATACAGGCCCAGGCTACAACTCCAAGCGTGAAGCATCGGTTGAAGCCATGACACCTATTTTGGCTGCACAACCTCAATTGATCCAACAGATTGGTGATTTGTGGTTTAGGAATCAAGATTTCCCTGGTGCTGACATCATTGCAGACCGTTTGGCTACGCTTAACCCATTGGCGCAAATTGACAAGAAGTCTGACATACCGCCACAAGCCCAAATGATGATCAAACAATTGCAAACGCAGAATCAGCAAATGCAACAACAAATGCAACAAATGCAAATTGCGATCAAACAACGTCAAGACATCGAGCAAGTTAAGCAAGATGCTGAGACTAAGCGCACAATGATCAAAGAACAGACTAGAACGCAAGAAATCCAAATGCGTGATGAAGAACGTCATCGTGATATGTTGTTAAGGACACAGACGGCAGCACAAGACACAGTGACCAAGACACAAACACAATTGGAAATCGAGCAACTAAAAGCTAATTTAGCGGTTTATTTGGCGCAATTAGACAGATTGACAGAGCGTGAAGCCAAAGCAGAAGCCGTTGAAAGAGCTATTTGACAGAATTAACTAATTCGGGTTATATTGCCCAAAACCTACCTGTGGGTTCACAGGGCTTAAATCGTAGGGATACGTATGTCTGAAAATACCGTTAGCAATGTGCTAACAAGTGAGAATGCGGCTGAGTTCTATGCACAAAAATTGGGTTTAGCCCCAACAGAAACTAAGACTGAGGCTACTGAAGAAGTAGAGCCAGTAAGAGAAGAAGTTGAAGGGAGTGAACCGCAAGCGGAAGAGGAAGCCAAACCACAGGACGAGCCTAAAAAGCAAAATCCAAAACTTGAAAAAAGATTTAGCGAAATCACCAAGCAACGTGAAGAAGCACGTAGGGAAGCGGAGCAAGAGCGTCAGAAGCGTTTTGAATTAGAGCAAAGGTTACAAAGCCTTGAGCGTCAACCACAACAAAGAGTTGCGGTGGATGAGCAAGAGCCACAACCTAGCCAATTTCAAGACGCATTTGAATATGCAAAGGCTTTAGCTGAACACACCGCTGATAAGCGTATTGCGGAGATGAAGCAACAGGAAGCGCAAGAGAGAGCACAAGCAGAAATGCAACGTGTGATTCAATCTTGGGCTACAAAGGTTGAGCAAGCGAAAGCTGAACTACCTGATTTTGATGCCATCGTTGCATCATCTGATGTTGTAGTTAACGATGCNGTTAGAGATGCAATTCTGGAGAGTGATGTAGGACCAAAGATTCTNTATCACCTAGCTGAAGATGCTGACTATGCTCGCAAAGTTGCATCAATGCCTATACGATCTGCTCTTAAAGAAATTGGAAAACTTGAGGCTAGATTTGAAGCGAAAGCGGAAGATAAACCTGTGGCAAGAAGTAAAGCACCTGCGCCTGTGACACCGATTCGAGCGACTACTGGTGTAGCTGAAACAAAATTGGACAGTAATGGAAAATGGTANGGAAGCTATNCTGAGTGGAAAGAAGCAAGAAANAGTGGCAAGGTAAGGTAACCCTTTTTTGTCCATCGAAATTTAATTTTATAAAGGAGTAGTCATGAGTAACCAACTTCTGACGATATCAAAAATCACCAATGAAGCCCTCATGGTGTTGGAAAATGAGTTGACCTTCACATCAGAGGTCAATAGAGATTATGACGATCAATTTGCCGTAGTTGGCGCAAAGATCGGCAATACCGTGAATGTTCGCAGACCAGGTAGGTTCGTAGGGGCCGTGGGTCCGGCACTTGTAATTGAAGACTTTAACGAGACATCAAGTCCTGTTACTTTGTCTACACAATTCCAAGTGTCGACACAGTTCACAACTCAAGACTTGGCATTATCTCTTGATATGTTCTCTGATCGTGTGTTGAAGCCAGCCGTTGCTGCTATTGCCAATAAGATTGACCGTGATGGTTTAACTATGGCAGTTTCACAAACCGCTAACATCGTTGGTACTGCTGGTACACCTCCAACAGGATTGATCACCTACTTGACCGCAGGTGCTTATCTTGATTCTGAAGGCGCACCAAGAGACGGACGTAGAGCTTGTATCGTTGAGCCTTTCACAAGCGCAACAATCGTTGATTCACTCAAAGGTTTGTTTGTGCCCCAAGAAGCTATTGGCGAGCAATACCGTAAAGGTTTGATGGGCCGTGACTCTGCCGGTGTGAACTGGAAACTCGACCAAAACGTTGTGAGCCAAACATTCGGCACAAACAGTACAACTACTGTTACTGCTTCTGTTAACACAACAACAGGTACAGGTTTCTTGACATCAGGTTGGGCATCTAGTTCAACAATCACATTGACTGGAGCTAACACAGGTAACTTTGTGTTGAATGCTGGTGACGTGATTCAGATCGCTGGTGTGTATGCAACCAACCCACAAAATCGTCAACCTTACGGTTCAAACAAGTTGCGTAACTTTGTTGTTAAAGCACCTGTGACAATCGCTTCAGGTTCAAGCGTTTCTGTAACTGTATCTCCTGCGGTTATCACTTCAGGTCAGTTCCAAAACGTGTCGATTCCCACAACATCAAGTGCAGCAAACGTAACCCAGTTTAACAACACAGGTTCTGTTTCTCCACAAAATATGTTGTTCCATCGGTCAGCATTTACGTTAGCGACTGCTGATCTCGAGCTACCCGAGGGGGTCCATTTCGCTGGTCGTGCAAGCGATAAAGAAATCGGACTCTCACTCCGTGTGGTTAGGCAGTACACCATAAATAACGATAGTATTCCTACTCGTCTTGATGTGTTGTACGGTTGGGCACCTTTGTACCCTGAGTTGGCTTGCCGTATTGCAGCCTAATTTTATTTAAGGAGAAAAGATCATGGCGAATACTAATCCAGGACCCTCAATCACCACAACGATTCACCCACAGAACGTATTGTCCAATCAAGCTATTCGCTTGTTGGCGGTCGCAACTGGTGTGAACGTTAACGCAACTGGTGACACAGTATTGAATGTTATTAACGCTGCCAACTGGAGTGTTTCAAACGTTGTTTTCACTAACGCATCCATTAGCTTAACAACTGCTGCGGCAGGTGTGTTTACTGCTCCTGGTGCTCAAGGTGCAATCGTTTCTAACGCTGCATTGTCTGCCTTAACAGGACCTA